GGCGCGGTTGTGATCGCGGGCAATGCACTCCATGTGTTCTTTGCAGCGACCGAATGTCACCGCTTCCATGCCCGCAGGGCCAACAAAATACCATTCGCCAACCCTTACTACTACCCATCGCTTACTCATGGCATCATTCATCGCGTCCATCATTGGCCTCCTCCAGTAGTCGTTTGCCTATCCGTATCAGCCCGTCGCGCATGTCTGACGGCTGCTCCAGTTCGGCCACCAGTTGTTCGATAACGCACCGCATGTAATCTCGCTCCCCGTCGCGGCTTCGGTGGACGGTACGCAATCTCGCCCGCGCCGCCTTATTCCGACCCCGCATGTGGACGCGATAGGCACGAGGGATAGTCGGCTCATAGAGTGGCCGCGTCTCAGTTTTGGTGGTGATCGTATTTGTGAACATACCGTCTGGCATTGTCACTCCTCCAGTGTGGCCTCGATCTCGGCAATCTTGCGGATAAGCCAGGTCATTTACACACCTCTCACTTGCCTCGATAGATAGCTATAACAATCTGCGTGAATGACAGCCAGAAAATCGACGCTGCCAGCACTATAATTGCGTCTGCAATCGCTTCCATTGTTACTCCTCCGGCGGCTACCCGCCATCACTGCTGCCGTTTTGGTATCGCGGTTACTGGGATATTACGTTTCCATTCAGGCCAAGATGCTACTTCTTCCGATGCTCTCTCCAGCGCAACGGCGAATTCCTCTGGGGTGCTGGTAAGCTCCCTCGCAAACTTGTATTTCTTCTTGCGCGGCATTGTCATCCCTCTGGCAGGAACTTAATTGTGATATGGCTACCGCTACTATGATCAATTAAATCGGATACATCCATTACTCGCACCCATCCGCTTCCTTCGCATTCATGACATGCGACAGTCGGGCCAGCTGTGGACGTACCAGCGGGAAACATCGGTAGTCTACCAGCCCCTCGGCATACAGGGCACAATTCAGCGTGTGACATGGCTCACTCCTCCGGCGGATACTGGCCGCCATTAAATGTGTTTCCATATCCTTCTTTGATTAATTGCTGCGGCATGTGACACGCTGATGTTAAAGTTTTTAGCTATTGTACGGTACGTCACTATACCCGTATTACATAGAGCGCGAATCAATAACACTGATCCCTCACTAAGAATTGCAAAATGATTATCACAACCCTTTAGTGGATGATTTCTTTTCTTGCGCATCATATCTTGTATATTATCGCGCTGTGTCCCACAGAATAAGTGATTTGGATTACAACATAAACCATTATCACATGTATGTAAAACGAATGGCTTGTCTTTAGTTAAAATACCACCACTTAATTTATAAGCTATTCTATGTGCTAAATCTCTTTTACAATAAATCATAAACCTTCCATATCCCTTGTTTCCTTTATGGGTAGTTCCTGACATCCAATTCCAGCATTCTTCCGGCCCACGCATATCAACATGACTCCAAAATATTGCCTGAGATTGACCAATCCTATGTGTCATATTTCATCCTTTCCCGGCTGCCAGTCTATCGGCTTGGGTGCGGACCGTTTCACTATCGGAATCCACAATGAGTGATCGCGGCAATTGCCTAATTCCTCTGGCGCACCACAGATTCCATTGCCAAATCCATACCCGCAGGTATCGCAGTCGTGCAGCACATTATGCCGCTCCTTGCCGTCTCGCGGGATGCGATTAAAAGAGGGCTTGACTGGCTCGGCATCTGGGACAAGCATGAGGATTTGTGCTGGACCATCTATCCGATCACTATTAGATTTAATGGCACAATTATTATCTGACAAATACCACTCCTTATATTTAGGTATTCGATATTGTTTGGCGTCCTTAAAGTGAAATGCTTTTGGGACGGGAAAATCATTTGCAAAGTAACCAGCTACTTCAAATCTCTCGCTCTGCGCAGGTTTGCTGGCGGAAGGTTCCGCGCTCATATCCTCCTCGCAACGGCTGTCGGGGAATAGATCGGGCGGCTCCTGCTCAATAAAGTGCTCAATAATATCCACGGCGACCTCTCGTATGTATTTGCCGTCATCCGTGACCGCATGTTGGTCAAGTTCCATAATCAGAAGATCACCATCCTCCCGCGTCAGCAGTTGCTCCGTCTCCACGAGGGAGTCAAGAGTTGTGACAATATGACGAATGCTGATAAGAGATTCACGTGTCCCCGCCTCTACCTGAGCAAGGTCATACGCCCAAGCCATTCCACAGATACGCACCTTCAGCGCATCCGCCATCTCCTTCGTGAGTCGCATGTCAAGCCTCCCTCGCTATTTCGTCAACCGATTTTCCGCAGATTTTACAGATGACATGCTGTCCTGGCTGTAAATGCTCTTGGATATGCCGAACGAACTTGTCACCCGCCGATAGGTTAGAAACATCCACGCTTTCATAAGTGGCGTCAAATATGTCAGGTTTGCATGGGTACTTCTCGCCCTTAACACCGGTGATTATCCAGTCGCCGGGGGTAACTTCACCAAGTCCTTCGAGCGTTTTTATCCCCCACGCATACCATGTATTGCTGACCCCATCCACGCTCTGCGTATGCTCTGCCGCGTACTGTTCAACGCCATCGGGCCACGGTAGCATAGTAGGGAAAAATTCTTCGGCCTCAATCACCACTGGTTTCTTGCGATACTTTGCCATGTCACTCCTCCTCGGGTGCCGTTAGTATGCGGGCCTTTCGTTCGGTGATAGTATGAGTGTCAATCATACGGTTTAATCGAGCGAGTATTACCCCATGATTGACACAGATCGGCATGGCCTCGCGTTTCAGCATATCGGCCTCATCAGGTGTCAGAAAGCGGTCAGGCATCGTCAAGCCTCCTCACTATGCTCGCCTGCACCTATTTGCGCGTGTCGGCGGTATGGTCCTCGACCAGTGCGCCACAGTGAGCACAGAATATAACCACGTCATCGGTGTCCGTCTCCCAATCATTGTTGCACACAGAGCACACGTCTTTTCTGATGCGCTCAATTTCAAGCGCCACAATGTCTTGTGAGCGATGGTCGCGCAGGAAGGCATGGAAGTCATTGGCCCATCCCTCCAAATCCTTCGCGGTATCTTCCAATGACTTCCTATAATGGAATAAATATGACGGCGGCTCGGCGTTCACTCGAACATCAACAAGACGGTTGACACGTTGCGCAATTTTCGGCATTACGACTGCTTTTGTTTCGTTCATCTTCCCACCTTTCTAACCGCGCCCCGGATCAGCCACAGGGCGGCAAAGTAGATGTCACGCAGGGCGGTCAAGGTTGTCCTCTTCCGCGAGTGTTATGTCATCGACCTTTATAGAGGTAATCTCCCCAACCCAGTCTTGTAGCCATTTTATATTGCCATCCCACATTTCAGCGAATGTGATTGCCCTTGACCGATAAGCGTCTTTACGCATTACCTCAAAACCGGACCGCGCCTCGAACTCATTTATGACCTCCATCTGCCGGGCAGTAAACCGTCGCTTGTTCACATCACCCTCCTTACCGTTGGCAGCCAGACGATCGGGTTCGCGTCCCATGTGTGGCCGCGCCGGGAGAAATCGGCGTCGAATTGGGCGCGGAAAGAATCAATGAAGTATTCTGGTTCACCGGGTTTGCGAATGTAACTGACCCCACAGACCACACATTCTTGCCACGTCACTTCCTGCACCCTTTTGCAGCCCGGCTCGGCAGTGACCTCAAGGGTGAAGCGAGACGCCCACGCGGGCATCGTGACGGGAGAACGCCAGCGAGTCGGGCCGTGACCAGCAGACCATGACATTTTGCCGGTATTTGTGTCTGTGGCATATCCTGCTTTCCGCCCATCGAGATAAGATTCTCCAGCGTATCGCAGGAATTGGTTAATATCCGGTACTCGCAACCATTCTTGCCGTGCATAGCCGTCCGCTCGGTAGTCTACGGCGATTGATTGCTTGCTATAATTCCATGCACCAACCCGCCACGTCTCCTTCCCTATGAGCCGGTCGCCGGTGCGCCAGGGGCAACGGGCATTCCACACCTCGTCGCCATTATCGTCCCAACCAACCCATAGACCCGTTATGCCGCGCTTAACGCGCACTCTGTTTGACCAACTCATATTCATTGGCGGCTGCTTCTTGCACGGCCGCACAAGCAGCGTCACCGTCCCGTCGAGCAGGCCGGGAATCTCATGGGGGAATGGGAAGAAGGTGTGGGTCATGGTTTGGCCTCCAATACCTCGAACTCAATTACCCATAGTTCTTTTTTGGGACCGCCCATCATGGCAATATATTCCTCCTTGTCGTGCCAATACCGCAGACCGCCCTCACGCTCAAAATGCGAGTTCGGCATGTCGGTGAGGCGCTGACGGTATGGCGCGCTGGTAAGGTGTACCTGGCCGATCTTTTTCCCGCCGGCGCGTGGGTTCTTATCGTATGCATCCACGATGTCCCCGGCGTGGAACTTCCGTGCATATTCTGTTGTCCAGTCCCGGCGCGTCACCGTCTTGGTGCGGTCGAGGATCGACGGCGTTGTCCATGCGAAAGAGATTATCATGTCTCCTCCTCCGGCACATGCACGGTACGCCCCTGTTCGAGCATCCGGGCATGTTGGGTACAGTAGTCGTCGTTGGGGCCGTGACCACGCTTATGTCGGCACTGGTGGGGTGGCCAGCCCGTCCATGCGGCACCGCTGGCTACTTCCGTGATGCACCATGCTTTATTTTCGGGAACACGGCATTTGCCATATCGTCTCACTCTGCGCCCCCTGTCGCGTTTATAAATCTGCGAACGAGCCAGTGCATTTTATCGGGTATTGACAGATGATCACCGCGCATCCTGTCATAAATTGGAACCCATTCGCCATCACAAAATACCTGCTGAAGTTGCCACATGCCCTTACCCGCCCTGTGCTGATACCCGTTTTCATGGAGCCATGCGATGAAATCGGCGTACTTATTCCGGTGTAGCAGATTGCGAGCGCTCACTCTACGCCTCCTGTCGCGTCCGCCGGGGTGAGGGCGGCACGGAGCACCCTCACCGGACAGGACAGTGTATGCTCAATCAGCCGCCAATCCGCGTGACTTGCTTGGCAGCACTCGCAGTAGTAAATATCGGGGTTTATACCCAATGTCCCACGCCACCCGATACTATCCTGAATGGCTATCGCCGCCTTCTCAATACGAGTAAGCCGCTCCTTCTCCGCTGTCAGACGTACGGCATCAGCCATGAATGCATCAGCGGCTTTCCCTGCGAGTTCAGCGGCAGTAATTACGACTTTTCGTTCCATTGTAAGCCGCTCATTCTCCGCCCGCAGCGCGTCCCGCTCAGCGGCGGCAATATCGTATGCCTCGCCAAGTGCCTTAATCCGAGCAGCACGGAGATCGCTCGTTGCCCGCTCCGGCGCAAGGTGGGCGGTAACACGAGACTCGAACTCATTAGTCAACTCTTCCTCACCCCACTTGTCACAGAGTATCGCGGTATTGGCCAAACTATTTGCCAGCGCCCTATCGTTTCTCTCGTTCATGCCTTCCCTCCTGTGAGTTCTGCCAGCCGTTTCATTGCCGCCTCGTCCTTGCCGTACCGTAGCCTGAAGTCAGAGACAGGTAGAAATTCATGGCGTTGGCCGGGCCAACAGATTTCAATTCTGGTGGATACGACCCGTTGACGCTTACCTTGGACATATTGATGGTATTTAATGCGTGGCAGCGACAGGTCAAGCGGAGAGGCGGTCATGGGGATACCTCGGTTGTGAAGTCAAGGCGGGTCTGCGCGAGTTCGGCATCAATGCGCTTCTGTGCGATTGTCACCGCTTCCGTGTCACTGTCAACGCCTATAAACCGGAATCCCTCACGGATCGCCGCCTTGCCGGTGGAACCAGAGCCGCAGAACGGGTCGAGGATTAGGCCATCAGGCGGCGTCACAAGGCGGCAGAGGTAACGCATCAGGGCAGTTGGCTTGACAGTTGGGTGGGTATTGTAGTTATTTGCACGTTGTTGGTCTGGTTGCCCGCCGATTCCACTACCCATTGTTGGTCGCGCCCTGGCCTCGCGCCCCTCCAGCCCTTCGTCCCGGTCAGCCTTGCTGGCCTTCGCGCAGTATTTGAACCTACTCGCTGAGTCCGCTTCCCCATGAACCAAGTTGTGCTGCATGATGTCGAACGTGGCAACGTCGGCAGACCCATCTGATTTCCAGTGGCTTATTGTAATCATCGTGGTGTCTGTCGGCTCTTGGGTTTTCGCAATATTCACAAGGCATCCGTTTGGGATGGGCTTTCCGGGCTGCTGCCCTCGCAAGGCATCGCTTCCGATACTCAGGATCGCTGTGGTAATTGATGTAAGCAATCTGTTTAATTCGTTCTCCGTTACGGTCGTAGAAAGTTCCATCACACCGTTTAACCGCAGTTCCCCGAGGCTGACCGCGATTACTGCATCGTTTAGAACAAAAACGGCGGCTTGCCTTGACAGGCATGAACTCGATACCACAGAACTCGCAATTTCTTGGCTGCATGGGCCTTCTCCTTTCAAAAGATTCCATGCAGATAATATAGACATCGCACGGTTAAAAAGCAATTCAATTTCATCCGGCGCACAACACTTGAAGAAGCGGGCGGCGGAACCGGAGTCACCATAGGTCATATCATCCATAGGCGGCTTCGGATTATTGCCCCCGAAAGTATTCCCTCCGCACCGATGGCGCACGGCTACTCCCGACTTGACATTCGGCATCAGTCCCACCACTTCCTCACTGCCGTCGTGAATCAGATTCGCGGGCCAACGCCCTCGTAAAGTTAAATTGTCTATTACTCCGCCATTAGCAACTGTTCCGCCGACCATAACATCTTGCCATCCACCCCCGTGTGTTTCTCCACCTTCTGTCCCTATCCGGCAACCTTCTATATTCATTGCCCCCGTCCCATACTTCAGCACATTCGCCGCGACCGTTCCTTCCAGTGGCTTCCGGGCAACCACTATCGGCTCCCATGCGGGCTTGAGCGCTACATTCCACCCTCGGCGCGTTTGTGCTGTCCGTTCGAGGAGAAAAGCATGAGGTTGTTTATGGAATTGTTCGAGGGATTGTGGTCTATATGATGGACAACTTCCGTCCGCGTTAGGAATCTGCCAAGGTATTGAGCCATCACCAACCGATGTTCCATGATGTACCCATCCTTCCGCGCCATCGGCAAGTATTCCATGGGACATCTTACATATCTGACACCCTTGTAATTCCCGTGCTTGCGGAAATAAGTCACTCCCCCGATCCACGCTGGATTGTTCGGGCCAGATAGTTTTAGATTTGGACCACGTGGCCCGAAGTTCCTGTGACTCTTGTTCCGACACGAACGGCTGCAAAACTTGCCCGCATTCCGCGCAAGCGTAGACGGGCGTCTGTAAATAGGTTGCCCGCACAAATCGCATGTTGTATTTGGGATGCGGCTTTTCTCCTGTTGCAATGTCCGCCGTATCCGCATCTGTTCCAGGGATAGATTTAGTTTCTTCATGGCTGTAATATACCATATTACCACATGATGTACAAGCCATTTTATGCATTATCCACGCAACATCTTGACCTTTCGGGAACCCCTGAGAATATACCCACATGATTGTATCCCGTAGCTCCCAACCTGCGTCCTCGATAGCAACCATCAGCCGATGAAATGTACGCGTTCCGCCAAATGCCAACAGGTGCGCCCCCGGCTTCGCCACGCGCAGCGCCTCGCGCCAGAATGGGCTACCCGGTACGCCGTGGTCCCATGACTTACCCATGAATTTGATGCCATACGGCGGGTCCGTCACCACGGCGTCAATACTCCCGTCTGGGATGCCCTTCATGACCTCAAGGCAGTCGCCGCAGACAACCTTGTTGATATAGTCGCCCGGCCAGTCCATCACCATCCCCCTATCGCTTCGATTGCCGCAGCCGGGATGTCAAGGCGGGTCTGTACCGGCTGATGTGTGTTGCCCCACTGGTCCGACATCGCATCAGCCACACCCGGAAGAAACCGCGAGCGTTCTTTCCCTCTATACTGCGATGGGGGCATTCTGTGAATGCGGTGTTCTCGCCCCGATACAATGTTCGTCGGCACCAGCGGCGGCAGATTTGTCAGCCACAGACAGGTTGCTTTCGTCTCGCCATGCCCGAACATCCACGGCTGAATGATTTGATCCGGCTTGCGATAGATTTTCGACATGATTCTTACTGGGTTTTCCACCGCAATCTGTCTGATGGGCGCGTTTGCCAGTGCCATAAAGAAATCAATCCCCGCCTGTTGCCGTCCGTCCGCCCGTTTCGCCGTAAACCATCGCGCCCCGCTGACGGCCAGGGGATCACATGGCGGATGCGCAATCATCAGATCCCAACCATCTTCCAGTATGTCCAGTACGTCGCCCTGGATATGCGGCCCCGGTATCTCAGTTGGCAGCAGGTCGCACGACCATGCGTCATGTCCGCGCCGACGGAACGCTTCGCGAACGATACCGCTGAACTCGCAGGCCACAAGGACACGGAGCACGTCCATCAGAACCCCCCGATTCGTGCGATCACCGCAGCCGCCGCGAGTATCGCCAGCCCGGCGAGCACGTACGCGAGGGTGTACAGGCGGGAGGTCATGACTGTGCCGCCGCATCATGGGTTGTGTGACATGAGGCGTGATCCTCGCGCCATTGGTCAGCCATAATTTCATATCGGAATGCGCGACCTCTCTCGTCTCTTGCGCCGCCAGGTGTGATATAATAGGCAGGCCCGTCGTAGTGATATTCTGCGCCGCATGCACATTTCAGGTTAACACTCACCATGTCCTTATCCTTTCCCTTCTGTTTCCTCGATGCGCACATACTTGGAGACACGGAAGTCATTGCCCTTTTCTGTGCTGATTCTGTCTGCCTTGGCCTTGGACATACTTTCATAGGCGAGAACTGTCCCTGTGTCAGCGTCAAGGTCGCCCTGGTACGGTATCCAGTGGCCGAATATTAACTGTTCCTGTATGTAGACTACTCCCTGTTCGCTTACCATGTCATATCCTTTCTATTCGACGTTTACCCATGCCATCGTGACCTGCAATAGGTGATCGTAGTCGCCCGACATCGCCTCGTTGCGGTACTTTTGGATATTGTTTTCAGAGACATCAGCTCGGCGTAGTGCCCGTGCGACCCTACCGAGAATTAACGTCGCGTTACCGTCATGTTCGCTTAATTCAACCGTGATGTCGGGATATTTGGTGTCCATGTCCTTCTCCTTTCGAGTGTCAGTTGTCAAACCAGAAGACTATCCGCGCGTCCTCTATGCCTTCAGGTAATTCATCCAGACTATATCCCGGCAACTCACGGAATACTGGATTACCAAAAACATAGCCGAATGGGTTATAGAAACGCCTGTTTTCATCTGTACCCGGTATTCCCTTCGCCGCTCGTTTCACCGCCAAGGCCACTTCTTCCCGCGCGAGCCATGAAGGGGTATGCGCGTCACCATTCATCCACGCGAAATGAAACTTGGTAAGCGTTGTTGCATCTTCGGGTATACCACGAGGAATTGCCACCGGCTCGTCATGGTCGTAATTACGGACACCCGCCAAATGAGCAAATAGGCGATAGTCCCGGTCTACACTCGGTATGCCGTAATGCTCCCACTGGTCGCCTATCTTTACTTCCACATGAACATGAATGTCGCAGCCCATAGTCGTCTTCTCCTTTTGTGGGTGCTCGGTTACTTCTTCTTGGCCTCGGCGGGTTTGGCCGGCGCTGCGTCCATGAACTCCATGCCGTATTGTGTCTCGGGTGTCATGCGAAACGGTTTGCCGACGGTGACGGGCACGAAATGCTCCTCGCTGTATTTCTTGGGATTCTTTCGGGCGCGGCGCTGAAACTCAACCTGGTCCTTCACGTCCGGTTCGCCGACGGCTTCCGTGAGCACCTTCCGGCCGTCAATGATCTTACATGTGAATACCTGCATGGTATCCTCCAATTTGTAGGCGCGGGGCAGGGGCTTTAGTTTGCTTGGGCGATCCCCAATCCGGGACTATCTCCCTGACGAATACCGGTACTCGCTCTGCAAGTGCAGCACCCGCGCCATTGTTATTCTCCACCCCGGCCCTTGCGGTCAGCCGTAGCCTCCTACGGACCGGGGCGGTCTGACCCTGCGTGAGCAGGATTATACTTTGTCCTTGCCGATGTTGCTCTGGTCGAACAGGTCAACCGCGTCCGGGCCTGCTATATCGCCGATTGAAGCCGGTTCGCCGTCTCTCGGTTGCGCCAGCATGAACTCGTTGAAGTCGTGATACAACGTGTCGTAGACGGCATCGCACGATTCCGGCGTGAGCGACTTGGTTGACTTCGTGGACTGGTCAGCTTTCACGATTTTGAGATACTTGGCAAGCATCTTGCCCGCCTCCACGACATCGCCCTGCACCATTTCGAGCAGCCAGCCGCGAATCTCAAGGCGCTTCTTGTCGTAGCCGTCATCCTGGACTTCGGGCGGCGCGGGTGGCTGATCCTGTTCGGCGGGTTCCCCATACCCGTACAGGGTGGGGTTGTCTTCCACGTCCACGGCGAACACGTCCGAAGCGGATGTGGCCCCGCGCACCCCGGATACCATCGCCCGCTTCTGCGCCATTTTGCAGCAGGTGTTGTAGTAATCGGCGGGGTCTTCATACTCGACACGGCCCATCTCCTGGTTATCGATGGCGGTATCGCCGTCCTTGAACTTCGCGCCGCACCCACCCTTTTTCTTGAAACACAGCCAGCCGCCGCCGTACTCCTTCTTGCCCTTGATGATAGTGGCCTGTCCACATTCCGGACATTTCTGTTCGGCCTTGCGGTAGCGGTACTTCGATTCCATCGTAGAACAGGTGCCGTAGGACTCACTGACAATCGTGCCGGTCGCCATGTTGCGGATGGTACACTTCGCGGTGTATTCCCGGTGGCCGTTGCCGAGGTCACGGAACTCGACTTCGTACTGGTCCGATAGCCGGAATGCCATTTTGAGCAGTTCCGCACCGGGCTGGTACAGAGAAGGTTTCGGGCAACCAGGGATAGTGCCGAAATGCACCTTATCCTGCATGATCTGTTTCATGATGTCCCGGACGATAGTAACCTGGTGCTTCACTTCCATGACCGTCAGGGCTGTTGACTGTACCTGTTGCGGCTGGACCACAACCGCCTGAGACTCATTCATTGTTTCCTCCATCGTCAGACTGCGTGAGTTCCGAGATCACTTCTCCCCCTTGTGCAGATATTCCCATTGCGCCAGCGGGATGAGCGGCGCGTTGTTCTGTGCAGCGATGGCACGAGCGATTGGTATTTCGTCTACACCGAGCCAGTTGTACTTGAATGTCGCAATCGTTCCATGCTTTCCGAGCCAGTCTATCCTATCGGCGTACTCCACGAACCAGCACTTTTCCCCGCCGATGAGCACGGAGAGGTCGGAGAGAGTAATATCGCGGCACTGGTCGATATAGTGATAATGCGGCACCATCCGCAATTTATCGAGGCAGAGCCGACAGTCATTAAACTTGTCATATACCCACCAGCCCTCTTTCCACCATTCCGGCGGCTCTGACTTGGCAGGCTTCGGCTCGTTCCGCGACCTCCATTTAGGTTGGTCGGTAAACATCCAACACTCATCACAAGGAGATTCCCGGCTGTCTAAACATTCGTATGCACACGTTTTGCAGCGCCTTTGTGGATTCAGCTCATCCAGATGCTCCCCCGTCGTTATCCCCGCGATCTCGACCAGCTTGGAGGCCATAGCGACGGCAGCAGCATGAGCGTCGGGAAAAGATGTACGGACGTTTCGCCAGTCGCGGAATAGTGAGCAGCATTGGCTCATTCCTTGGCATCCAAGCGGGCATTCATTTGGGAACGCCGGGGCATTCTTACGGGCTTTGGTACAAAGGGCACATTCAGTGTTTTTGATTATCGCCTTCATCTCCCCGCACGTCTCCACCTTGCACATCGGCAGCCAGCGCTCGTAGTAGCTCTTGCGCGCCGCCTCGGCCCAATCATGGACGGGCTTCGGCGGATTGTGCTCACGGATGGCGGCGACGATGGTAACATCATCCCATCCAGAATATTTACCTTTATATCCCTCTCCTATAAGGTCACAATCCCATATACCAACATATTTCCCTATGTATACGGGATGATAAAGTATACCGCCGTCTTTTCTTGGCAGAAACACATCGCCTTCCACCGCCGTCACTCGCACCACTTCGGCCCCTTCCTTATCAAAGCATTCCTTCTTCAGCCTCTTCCAATCCACTGGGCCGGTGAACTCATAGGAGTGCTCGACTGCCTCATTGTCCCACCAAGTCACCTGGACAAGCGGACCGTCAGGAACGAGGAGGAGGATTTCGCGGGGGCCGCCTGCTGTATACTGATACCCCGGTCTCCCCTCCGTCATAAATGCACATTCTACAATGGGCTGAACACTCCAGTCTCCTGCATAGGTAATTCGATATTCGCCTGCATATTCAAAGTGATGATGAGCAGGGAAATTAATAATATCGGCTGGTCCCACTATTCCCTCAAACCGTTCGCCCTTCTTGTGAGCACTCTTCTCCTTCGCCTCGAAGTTCTTGCACTCATCCTTGCAGTCCATTGTCTTATCTCCTTATTTGTGTAGGCGCGGGGCTATCGTCCCGGACGATTCCGTCGTCACGGCGATACCCATTTTCAGGGGAGCAGATTTCGTTGCATTCGAGACGTGCCCCGCGCCATTGTTATTCGCTGTCCCTGTAGTCGTCCTCATCCAAGTCCCCGCCGCACGTCGGGCATCTGCCTGTTACCAGGTCCGGCTCCGTCCACTCACCGCAGGCCGCGCAGAATAGTTCACCGGGGCCGTAATCCTCATTGTCCGGGAACTCGCTATCCATGTGCAGCGGGGGCCACTCGTCAGACAGGATCGCGTCGGGGGGCATTCCAGTCCTCCTCATCATTCGCCCGGCCGTGTTCCTTGACAGCCCTGTCGATTTCGGTTCGCAGATATTCGGCAGTCTGCCGGGAACAGAGCGCGTCGGCGCGGGCAATAGCCGTCTTCCGCCACGGGAATGATGCCTTTTTCGTCAGTGAATATCCGCTCTCGAATTCCGAGACTTCAAAAAACGTATTATCATGCCATGAGCGGTGAACGAACGCTCGGATTTCAGGATGTGACGGGAGTACACACGGTTCGGCACCGTCAACAAGACTTGGCCCGCGATCCGTCATGACACAGTAATCATGATATTTCATGGTCAGCCCTCCTCGATTAACCGCCGTAGCATACCGGCGGCCAGCAGTAGCATGATTACCCCGGCCCAAGTCGTTCCCGGTCCCGGCCATACATCAGGCGCAAGGCAGATGGTGAACAGGCGGGCGAATGCGATAAATCCGCCGGCGAACAGGAGCGCGAAGGCGAGGCAGGGGTGGAGCCATTTCATTCCGGCTTCTCCTCGGCAAGACTGAAACGGGCCATATCTGCTATCACAGACTGTAATAGGCCAACATCAGTAGTAAGCCGCTCAACTTCTTTCCTCAGCCACTCATTCTCGGCCAATAGTTCAGGGATCGTGCGCGCAGTCTTAGGCATTGATGGGGCCTCCGAGGTGTGCGAGCGCGTTTTCCAGCCGTGCCTGTTCACGGTCGAGTTCATGCTCGAACCAGGCGAGGAAAGATTCGGCATAGACGTTCAAGTCAAACGAATACTTCCATCCAGCACCGACAATGGTAGCGGTCACGCCGATAGCGCGGTCATCCTGTACCGATTCGGCGGCTTTCTCAAGCACCTGCCTGTTATCCTCGACTTCGCCAAGCCGGGTGGCAATCTCAATGATGCGCGGGAGTTCCGAGCGGGTAATCATAGGTTCCTCCGGTGTGTGACGCGATGTGCCTCGACATATCGCTCGACTTCCTGCTGGTAATACCGCACCGGGGAATTAGGAGCATCCCCGAGCTTGATATACGGTATCCCTTTTTTCTGCTGCCGATACTTCCGCAGCGTTTTCGCGGACACACCCAATATGGCCGCGACTTCCCTTGCCGTAAGCATCTTGTCCATTCAAGCCTCGCTGTTTCGTGGGGTATTACTGGACAAAATAGGGGCATACGGGGGATAATGCAAGCAATTATTTGCGAACATTGCGAAATAGTCTGTGAGGGTGATTATTCCACTGGTGGACTATGCGACGTGTTATGCTTCATACATTAACGTCAAAGCAGGTTGTGACTTATAATGAGCCATTTATGAGCCCCAAAAAAAGCCACCCTTTCGAGGCGGCCATTGCAACCATAGACAGTTTGGCGACAAGTCAGTCGGTGACAGTTTGTCACCGGTTGGTTGCTATTCCCATCAAATTCGATGGGTTATCCGGGGTTGCTGGATAAGTCAGTTATTGAAAACCACGAGCCGCTTCTGATCTTCGGGGTAGAGTTTCAATGTGCTATATATCAGCCCGCAATTCGTACCCCGAAGTTTTGCCCGGTTCGATTACAATAATCGGGCTACCTATCTCGGTAGGTGGGTATCCGGCCCGTTCTGAATAGGTACTTTCCTGCGTGTCCGTAAAGGTTTTTAGGTAAGTCCCACAAAGAACAAGGAGTTGCGGCTTCGATACCAATTTGCCCGCTTGCAGGCCGAGGCGCGGCATCCGGTCCGCCTGCTTCTTATGGACATGTCCGAACATATAAATATCAGCATCCCATTTCCCCATATCGCGCTCGAATGACGTGATGCTCCCCCCGCGTGTACGTGAGCCGCCGCCCCAGCCGTGGTGAATCCGAATGACCAGCCGCACACATTTCTTGGGGTTGTTTTCAGCGAACAACGTCAGCCCGAGCAGGCAGGAATACCCGTGATACGGTACGCCGAGTTCAGCGCATAGTCGTTTCGTCGGGTGGGTTCCGCACTTCCGAGAGATGGAATCTTCATGATTACCGGTTCCGAGGCCGATGATGCGACTCTTATACGGCTCCAAGATGCGGCGCATTTCGCCTATCTGTTCATCAATAATTTCGTCGCCAGTAGTGGCGTCAATGGATTTCTGGTATCGCTTAATATCAGTGGTAATTATCGAATCAGTGAGGTCGCCGCCGCCGAGAAAATAGGTATATTCGTCATCATCTTTCGCAAGGTATTTCTTGAATCCGGCTATGTCGCTTGCAATGTTTCCTGCGTGTACATCAAACAAGGGTTTGATCTTGACAACACCGCCATACTTGTACGGTATCCTAACCGTCCGAGTAACCATCCTTTACCCCTCATCAAAGAGGACGTTCACGCCGCGCCGTCGTGCCGCTGCGAGTTCCTTTACTGCACCCTCAGACTTCTCCCATCCGCGCATCATGACAATGCAGTCCACGTGCGGGCGCAGGCGGCGGATGAACGCGATGTCGCCTCGGAGCCATACGTCGTCGGGACACTTCCCGTCGAACAGGGCGGTATTCTGGTGCGCGCATATTACTGCAAATCCCTTACGCCAGTACCGGATTGCCACCCGTCGCGCCTTCCAAATGTTCCAGATGACGCCGAAGATTGTCCGGGCGCGATATTTTCCAGAGATGTATGCAACCCTCATGGTGTTATCCCGCCGAGTGACATTACTGCAAACCAAGCAAGTGCCAACACACCCATACAGAAACAAGCATATAAAATTAACCCAATGAACATAGCAGTATCGGAACGAGATTTCATATCAAACTCCATCCTGGAGCGTGATAATCTCCTTTGAGATTTCGACTATCGCCCCAAGGAGTTCGCGGATCGCCGGTGCAGTATCAAGCCGCCGCGACTCGTCAATCTTCTTCATGGCCTGCCCGAGCGCGTGACCTCGGAAGTGCCGGTTAATCCAGCACCCGATTTGCCCCTCGAATGGGCGGGCATCACCGTGGCGGATGTCACCCTTGCCGGTCGCCGCCTGTTCATAGGCCGCGTCCAGCACGGCCCGCAGCCGTGCATACCGGGTATCGAATGTGACCTCCACCTTGAACTCTAAAGGATCGCTTACAGGTTTGTCCGGGGCCAGCATGTCCTCGACTATCCCATCACCTTCCGGCTCGACAAGCGATTCAAGCGGGGCGGAAGTGAAGCCGCCGATTGCCGTACTACTCGGTGCGGAAGCCAAGGAACCCAAATGTTCGCCGTACCATTCACCTGTCATGGTATTCTCCTTTTGTTATAGCGCGGGGCAGGGCCGCTATCCTGCAATCTGCCATTCACCCCTATCGAGTGACCTTGCGTAGCCAGCAGATACCGGTACGACTATATACCGTGCTGTTTTCATTTTCAGCCACCCGCGCCATTCACTTTGGTGCGCTCATCTTATCCCGCGTGTATTTCGCGTTGGCACCGGCAATCATCCATGCGAACCCGGCCTCGATAACCTTGTCGGCATAGGGCACCTGGAATGCGAGCATAACGCCGCCGACGCCAACAAGCATGATGCCTTGAACGCGAGTTTTCCAGTACCACGGGCGCGTGTCTTGAATGGGGGTACAATTTGTCCCCCCCTTGTCTTTTTCGTCAGGCATCGGTCGGTTTCGTCTTTATGGCGGTGAGGAATGCGCTCAAGAGTGCCGATACATCGGTCATTTCGGCCCAAACTTTTTTCAGTTCATCGCCCTCGACCTTGCCGTTCTGCAAAGCTATCCCGATTACTGTGGGAATATCAGCAATGCCGTGTAACAGCGCACCGATAGCAATAAGGAGAACCGACGCCCATTTCGCCCGTGTCGCAAGACCCGCAACACCGATGAGGGTGGTGAGGAGAATCGCAGCCGTTCCCCATCCAGCGCCTTTAATGAATTCAGTGAAGCCTCCCCATCCGAACGCATAGGCGGATGTGGCGACTAATAGCAGGACGAACGTGATAGTGAGAATCCGCTTCATAGTTCTTTCCTTCCGATGAATGTGAGGGCGATACCCGCCGCCAGACGTGCGCCATGCAGCACGGCAACGGGTGCGCCGGTCAGGGTGAACGAGATTACATCGAACATATTAATATGCTCGTAAAACGTGAACTCGCCGAACCGGGCAAGCATGTAGCCGATTTCGGTGAACTCCCATATCAGGATCGTTGTGCCGAACCAGTACCAGAACGAGCGGCGAGTTTTGATTGCGGAGTGGACAAGGAGGGCGAAGACAACAAAGACTGCGGCGGAAATGGCGTGGTAGTATTTGAACCATCGGTGGTCGCGGACGCCGGGCTTGGTCATAATCATGCCCTCAGCCGTACCCCGGAGGAACCCGAATAGTGCTGCCAGCATTGTGATTATCCCCCATGCGGATATTCCTTCCTATAAAATCATAGATATTACAATGCTTGTCAAGCACTATTTACGCCGCCAGCGCATAATCCTTTAATTCATCGGGGGTGTGAGCGTAAACATACAGGCCGGATTTATTGCGATACCAATAGAGTGTTTCGTTCTTCAAGTCGAGGTGCAGACCGGGGCTGTTCCAGAAGGGGTAGAATCCTACGCGGGTAAAAATGTGCGAGTCCACGGCGAACGTGAACTGTTCCCAGACTGGCACGTCGTTGCGTTTCTTGCGGAAGAACACGGCATCTATGGCATTGCCGATGTGGTGCTGGCCTGTCGCTCTGCCGCCGGGCCGGAAGTCGTCATTGACTCCGTATGTCCAGTCATGCTTCCGCATGGCCTTATCGCACAGGTCATTGAATGCGTCCATACAGACGGTGCGCATATTGTCAATATCGTTGAACTCGTCAAAATGGACTTGCGGCCACCTTTTCGGCCAGTCCTCGGGCGGGATGCTCTTGACAAGGATACCATTGCCGGTCGGCATAAGCGGCCCTTCCCATCAACGGTGTTTCAAATCCATTGCTGCACGACGTATATCAGGATCGGCACAACCAGTACGGTCAGCACGACCAGTCCGCCCGCCATGCGGTCTTTCCATGATTCGAGACACGTCACCCTCCCATTTGTTCTCGACGTTTGCTCAAGAATCTGGTCGAGTTTCGCATTCAAGGTGTCGAACATATTATCAATCTCCCTATTTGAGTAATCGTCATCCACGCCTGCACCCCCGCCGCGCCTTATAGGTGTCCACAATGACCAGTGCGAAACATACGGCCCATACGCCGACTATCCACCACGGGTTACTCATAGACGTATCCACGATAACCACCGTACAGTTGCCATACTTGATCGGCAGTCATTTCCGTAGTTGTCACTTCGGCGACCGTCATATCGCCCTGGAAGTGGTAACAGTTCACACCGGCATCGTTTTCTATCGCGCCGACATAAACCGGGGCGGTAAGGTTTTCCATGCCGACGTAGGAACCATCATTCGCCGCTGTAGACGCGACAGCCGCACCGTCAATGTAGATGACAATGCCGTTCGCCGCAGTCGCACCACCGGAACCGTCATAGACAGCGGTAATCTGATGGAATCCCGCCGCTACTGCCGCATCGCTTGTGCGGGTACAGCCGACATTTGCGGACTCATCGAAGATAGACACGACGACCTTTTCGGTGGCGTCCAGATGGATGCGCCATTCGCGGGCTTCGGCAGCCGCTGTCTCGTCCCACTTACTGATAAGCGTCTGCACGGAGTCGGTCGCCACGACCTGCGCGTTAAAGTTCATCGTGAATCCGCCGCTGGCCGTATCATCGAACGTAAAGTCGTTGTGATCTGCGGTATTTAGGTATTCGTTCGACCCGGCGTAGAAGGACAAGGAATACACGCGCCCGAAGTACCCCTGATCAGCGGCAAGGAAATTGTTGTACGTCAAATCATGGTTATGCGGCGACAAATCCTGTTCGGTAGTGGCGGGCGTGATGAATCCCCATAGGCCGACCCAGTTGGGATCGAGACTCAACATCTGGCCGGTAGCAATGTAGATTTCTTGCGGTGTAACAGTGGCACCGTTTATAGGTTCATCAAATATGTATCCGCCGGTAGCGCCGGTATGCACTTCCTGGTCGCTCGTGTTCCATGTTATCGTCGAGGTATCACCGTCTGTTGCAAAGCCAGAGATAGTCGGAACGCCCAATGGAAGTGTTACAGTGAGTGCAGAGTCGGTAACATCTGAATGGAATGACATGCGCGCGTCAAGACCGGGATAGCCATGAATGCCGAGTGAGTCTGCGGAGCCAACCCTAATACCGCCAGCGCCTAACACGAGGCGGTTATGTAAACCGCCGGATGAATATAAACCAGTATCGGTATCATAATAAAAACCGTATGCCGGAGCCGTTGGTGTTCCGGTGGCATTTTGCATATATCCTAAAAAAGAATAGGCCGCATTACCGGTTACCAACCCTCCCAAGAATGTTCCTTTACCAGTCGTGTCCGTCAGTGCTACCGTGTTACCGAGACTCGACCTCACCGACCACGCCGTATCGCCCTGTGCCGCCGTCGGCCAGATGCCCAATACCGTCTTGGTATTAGGTAACGTTCCGCGCCCAAGCCCGATTCTGCCGGTCATGCCGATATCGCCTACAAAGTCAATCTGACCATTGGTGGCATTGCTGATTGTCTCGCCATTCTGGAGGTTCAGATCAACAGTGAACCCGCCGCCAGCCGTGCCAATTTTTATAGCAGCATCACCATTACGGTAGCTGGCATGTTCACCATATATCCACAAGCCCCAGAAGTTATTGATGTTAGCCATTGAAGCGTATGTGAAGTACGGGGCCATCCAGATACGGGAGCCGATGAACGCCGTCCCGCTTTCGGCCACGACAGAATCGCCACCGGCATAACTCGCCCGCGCGGAGAACTCACCGCCGACCGCCGTTCGCATCGAAGCCGTAGCGCCAGGAGCGGTATAGGTGCGTCCATAGACACCTCGGAACGTACCGCCCTCATCCGCATAGTAGGAAGCCGCGACCCCTTCGAGACCATTGATGGTATACGTCCCATTGCTCCCAGCCCGCTTATTGTGCCGGAAATATCCCGCGCCTGTTTCGGCAGTAGAGGCCGCGTCGGTACTATCATCCACCACCGTCTCAAAGTAATGGAACCCATCGGCGCGGGACGTGTTGTTGTGGTAGGTATGGTCAATGATGCCCTCATAGCGCAATGGATTCGTGAAATCTTTGCCCGGTATCGAACCCTCTGCGAAAACAGTCGAGTCCGCATTGGCCGACCCGACATAAACAGGATCGCCGGTCGCCGCTATAACCGGCTGCGGCGAAGTGAGGGCGAATACTATGAGTACCGCCGTGAACCCGGCAAGTATGCCGCGAAACTTATTCATGTTGAGTCCTCCCGTCGTTGTGGTATATATCGCTACATACGTAGTATTCTTCACTACATTACCCGTTGGAAACGCGCCCTTGTTTTTCGCGGCACACGCCCGCACTTTTGCATTCAAGGGTAATATTGTCATCGGCATTATTCATGACGAAATCGAGGTCACTGGCGAGAATCATATTATCCCCATTCGTCACGGTGATTGTGTGCCCGGATGCCGGATAAAGAGTCACCGCCGCCCCAACGGGCAACCCTGAAATCTGCGTCAGGGCATCACTTGTACTGGTGTACGAGGTCACGACGTAGTTACCCGGCTTGGACAGAGTGAGGACGCCGCCGGACGTGCCAATAGTCACTGCCTGCGGTGCCGAGGGATTCTTGAAGGTCGAATCGAAGATGCTCATTGTTGCTCCTTTGGTGCTGCGAGTTCGGCGTCAAGTTCTTCAACAAGTACGTCGGTCCATGTCTTTTCCCCACCGGAAAGGCCAAGCTGCCTGCGCTTTTCCGACTTCTTCTTATTGTTCTGTACACCGCTAATGTCTACGGGGTTTAATTTGTTCTCGCGGATCAGCCGCAATGCCGCATCCTTGGCGTCGCGGGTGCTCACCGTCCCGACCGAACCGATAATAAACAGTTTGGCATCAACCTCCGGATTGCGCTGCCGATACAGCAACCGTGTCGTACCGGATTTAGCGGTGGCCTCGTCGGTATTGGATGGGATGCTTTCGTATGTCTTTAAATCGTCTTCCCATTTGCTTTTCAATTCGATTGTTGCAGTGATAGGATAGCTCTTTACCCCGACCAGTTGGCTGACAATATTGGTTGCTCCTCCCGCCACCATGCCTACATCTTTTTCTTTCGCCCCTTGATAGACCGCTAATATATCGGAGGGCATATCATTCCATGCAAAGGGAACCATACTTCTGCCGACCCATTTTGCTATGCTGGCCGGGCTGTCATTAACAGGCTTGTAATTGTAATCCCTGCCGACTATCACGTCCCACGTCATCGCCACTACGCCGGAAGATATTGATCTTGCCGCCCGCAAGGGATGCCCGGTGCCGATATTGATTACCAACCCCAATAAGGAATCCCACGGTCCTAATAGACTATAATAGTGGCCTCTATACTCAATTCGCATGAACCGCGAATTGCGTTTCCACCCGGTAAGTGAACCCTTATCTCTTATCATGGGTCTAAAGTCCGTCTCTTTATCCCGCAAAGCATTGGCGGCTACCGTGAGGAGTACGGAATATCCGATCAATCTTAATAGGGCGTTCCGGGCCATGTGCTGATCGAGCGCGGCGTTCGGGCCTAAGCCCCGTGCCGCCTTTGTTACCGTCTCGAAGCGCGATTGCAGCCACCGGGGAGCGAAGAATACCAAGTCACCAAGGCTTCCGCCTGTTTTCGTTTGCGACCAGCCAGTCATGACGTTCGCGCCAGCGGCAATGCGTTCCAAGTCACCACTGGCAGTGATTTCTTCAAGTGTACGTTTCTGTAATTGATTGGCGAGTTCGGCGTCAGCCCACATCAGGCGGATGGCGTCGCCAAAATAGCCGAAAGCTCGGTTGGCATTACGTATCAGCGGGAGGTTACTGATTTTACTTCCGACACCTTGCCCCAACTTGTATTCGGTTTCCTCGCCACCAACGCGCAGACCAGCTTTCGCCCACATTGCCGCCGTCAGACGCTTGGTATTAACCGCCATATTATCAAAGTCAATGAGGAATTGGCCCAAGATTTTGTCGCCATGAATGCCCCACGCCTTTGCCTGAATTACAAATGCCTTGCGCCATGCCGCAGGTTGCGACCCAAGCCCTAATAGCCCCTGAATAGCGGAAGCGGACATATCAAGTGTAGCCCGTGTCCCGCGATACAGATTATTAAAGGCATTGATAAAATTGACCGCGTATGATAAATGCCCCCGCGTCGGCCCCTCTTGGTTCAGGATGATATTTGCGGCGTTGGCAATCTCGTCCGGGAACGTCCAGCCCTGCATACCCGTCAGGCCGATCATATTTTCTTCACGCGGAATTTGTTTCGCCTTATCCAATGCCTTTTTATATTCAGGGCGAAGTGCGCGTATATCGTTTATGACTTCATGGCGTAATGTATCGACTTGTTTTTTATCCATACCAGCTGTAGGACTTTTGCTCTTTACATATTTCCCGATCTGTGGAACGAAACGACCCTTGGGAACGAGCGGAGTAAGTTCATGGAGCAATTCATCGTACAATTCTGATATATCATCATACTCTGGATCGCCTTTCCATAAATCAATGACCTCTTGTTGCCTCATCGTCAAGGTGTCGCGTATTCTGGTAAGTCTATCCAATTTTCTATTCAGTGATTCCATTTTGCGTGCGACTTCAGGAGACAACCTCATCATGCGCATTTTGGCTGTCTCGCCCACCAACTTGCCGGTTTCGTCCGTCAATCCCTTGAAATAATTGACAATATGCTGGTTGGTAGCCCTCATGCCAGCGTCGAAAACAAAGGTACTCATTACCTCATCGACGGGGGCATACTCATATCCGCTTTCGATACCTTCGGCCTGTGAACCGAAGGTGGTAGGTTTCTCGAATCCCTTCTTGGTGCCCCTGCCGAATCCAGCCCCTATTTTCATTGGCGCGTCAGCACCCTCAATATCCGCCCGTCCTCTCGGGAGATAGAAGCCGCCCTCCATAATGTCGGGGCGTGTTGACACATCAACGCCGACTTCCGTGAGTAAATCGCTGTATGGCTGAATCATATTATGAATGGCGGCCAGCGCGTTCATCTGGTTCGGAGTCAATGAGCCTGTGTAGAGCGGCAACCGTGCCGCCACATCCTGAATTGTCGGAGCACCAGGGACATCAGGCACAACACCGGATAGTGCCGGGATGCGCCCTTGTTTATCGAACTCGAACACCTTCCCTAATATGTTCTCTATTTCAGAGCCGACAATGGCGGATTGAGATTCAACAGGAGCCTTTACCCGTGTGCGTTCCCTGAAAGCGGCATTGGCAAGTGGGTCGAATGTAACCATTCCGCGCCCACCGATTTTTCTTACGGGTATATTAACCGTATTGCGGAAATAATTGCCGATGATTTCTGACCGTATCAGACCGGGAGTAATAGTGCGTAGTCCGATGATATTCTGTGTCATCGGGCCGGGTGTGATTGATGGCCCATCCGGTTGCGGAGTCTCACTTGCCGGTATTACCGTTTCGCCCTCTGGTTCCGCGCCCAGAGCTGCGAATCCGCGTTCACCCTCATTTATATCCTTTAGCGCCGCTCCGAACACCTCGGCGAGTTTTTCACCCGCGCCCTGTTTGGCGGCTTCGAGTGTGGGATAGTCGTAAGTCGTTTCGCCTACTTTAACAATAAACTGTCTACCGCGTTTCCCGCCCTTCAGGGTGACAGACTTCGCGGTTATGGTTGCCCCGGCAGGATTGTTCCACCGTACAGGAGTCTTGCCGGATTGTTCAGCAACCGTCCATTCGGGGACATCAGCGTATCCGGTAGGCGCACCCCCCGCAGGAGGCACTATCTTCCCTTCAGCGGCTATCGGTGCCCCTTCGGGCAAGATCGTTGATTCTGGAGCCGTTTCCGTGCCCTGTAGCGGGGCTGGCTTCTGCCCAAACAGTCCGCCCTCAATCTTTCCTTCTAATCCCGCCATCATAGATTGCTGCGGTTCCTCTTTCACGGAATAGCTGGTATCCATCATGTCGCGGGGGACGGTTGGTTTCGCGGCAACAGGACGCGCGATTACGGCAGGTATGGTTTCTTCTGCTTCGACGCCGAGTTCGGCTTGTTCGGCTTGCTCAGTCAGGTTGCGGTAGGTGGCTTCGGAGACGGTTTCCCTTGTATTCTTTATCTGATAGACGACACTCCCTCTGGGCATATCCACACCAGCACGATCATTACCCATATCAACCAGTGCGGTTGTGCGGTCGGCGGGAATGTCTCGGGTGATAATAGGAGTTGCCTTTATCTCACCGGCTTTATATTCGTTGCTTGGTCGGTCGGCATAGTCGCCCTCAAGTATTCTATACGCTTCTGTATCAATCTCTGCCGGATCGAGTTTAAGAATTTCGTCCAAGCGACCGCCTTTTCTCGCCCAGTCATAGACATCAGGATCAACCCCCAGTCTAACATATAAGTCCTTTGTGAGTTCGCTATCGGAATCCGCAGACCAATTATTATCGCGGAACCGTTGTATATCTTCAGGTGTTGCGCCGAGTTGTTCGAGCCAGTTTTCCTCTTGCCCACGCGCCTCTGCGAGTGTGTAACCGTGGTTGTCTAACCGTTCTTGGTCTTCTCTGGCAACATCCTCCGGCGTCTTCCCGGCATAAGCACCATTGAGATATTTATCCCAGTCAGCACGGACATCTTCAATGAATGTCGGCACATCAGCATTTTCATATCGAACCGGGTCTATCTCTTTCATGCGGTCAAAATGAGCAAGCATAGTGCGCGATAGGTTATTTGGTTGTTTTACATCATACGGTTTACGGAATCCCTTGCCGCCACCGATAATGACGATATTATCGAATATGTCTTTGAGTTCGCCATGATAGGCGAGACTACCATCAGGATTTTTAATACCGGAATCAAGGAATGCGGCAAGTGCGGAATAATTCTTAAATACCGCCGCGTTGACAATACGTTTGCCCTCGAATTGTTTGCGTGATCCGGCAACACGGCGAAGATGTGTCTCGTGTTCCTGCATCGAATAGGGAATAACACTAACCGGCGCACCCTTACGAGTGGCTTTACTTTCAAGCCACCAATCATTGTTTGAGTCAACAACAATATTATGCTCACGACGTTTCCCGCCGATGCTGACTTTACGGGAACCGATGATGTTTTTAGTTACGGTCGGCGCAACCGAAGTCTTTGCCTCATCCGAGACGGTGACATCCCACGCCGTGCGTTTCAGGTGATTTGTACCAGCAATGGCGTCATCGACAGTATTCCATTGCCCGATAGACCCACCGCCAGCACCGCCAGCACCGCCACTGACCCACCGATTTGGTCCTACCGATACGGCAAAACCGGTTCCGTCGGGATGGGGAACAACAATCGCCTGTCTTTTGGGTTTGCCAGTCGGCTCAACCGTTGCATTTTCCGCAACAGTTGGGGTGCCCCATGCTTCCACTTCTGCCCTTGTTGGCAACGCGGAAACGGCGGCGTCATCCTCTATGGTTGTTAGCCACGCCGGAACCGGTTCTGTCGCCTTCGCATGGTATGAATTGCCTTCCTGATCCCATGCCAGTCGTGCATATCCAAGTTCGCGTAAATCTTTTAAATCTCGTGCCGATGCCCGTGTGTTCCGAATACCCTTTTGATTTTTTGGCGTTAATTCCCGGATAGTTTGCCAACCGCCCTTGTCCAGTCTTTTCGCCATACGCTGAATTACAGGAACATGATTGGATATGGTTGAACCTTCCCATGATCCCATATCTGCGGGTGCGATTGCGGCCCGCTGCTTGCGCTCCCATTCATGCGCGATTTCAAGTGGTGTCTTTTTAACTACTATACCCTGCGCCTGTTTCCCGCCTTCCGTAGCCCCTATCTCTGCCGCCGGGGTAGTTGTAGCCGTCTCTGGGGAGATAATTGATTCTGGGGCGGCAGGAGGCGCTATGGCGGGGGCTGGCGCGACTTCCGGCGCGGTCACACTTTCCTGTTCAGGAATCCGCCCAGTTTCAGGAACAACCGGTATCGGAATGTCACCAGTTGGAGGAGCGGTCGTACCTTCCGTGGGTACGGTTGTCCCTGATATGGGTACAGTCGGTGTGGCTTCGACTACCGGCGGTTTAGCGGGTACGGCTGGTTTCGGCGGCTTCCCCTTGGCAATTATTGTGTCGGCGCGGCGGATAGCGTCATTCACAACCTTCGTCTGTTGCGCGGCCTTGATTACTTCCGGGCGAGGTATCGGGGTGCCAGCGCGTTCGGCAACCTTCTGTGCCAGATATTCCGAGCGTCCTTCCGGCGTCATCCGGCGCATCGCCATGCGGATTGCCTCGCCCTCGCTCATACCGTTCTTCATTGCTTCGTTGGCATCGAGTAGGACAAGCCCGCGCTCGCGGTTCGTAAGTCGATAAAACAGGTGGGTACGTTCAAAACCTTTTACTAAACTACCTGTGAGTACACCTTTCCCGATGAAATCCAATACATCAAGAGCGGTTTTTGACCGGCGGCTTAAATCTGCCGGAGCCAAATCTTTAATCCCCTTGCCCGCACCAAATTTGTATTCATCTTGATTGATTATAGAAACAGCACCATTCTCAAGTTCAGTCAAACCCATAAAAGCACCCAATCCGGCAACGATGGATATTGGATGTAATACTAAACCGGCGGCAACAGGGATGATCGGATTACCCATTAACGCAGCCGCTATCGGCAACTGTCCTAACCCCATAGCGAGTTCTATATTGGTAGGAGTGCGTCCGGGAAATACTTGGCGGGTAATCTCATCGAAGTTCCGTGCGGCGACCGACGGGCTGACTTTGAATGTTTCCGCCACTGACATAACCGCATCGGCCTCTTCCGAGGGCATTCCAGTAAGAGACTTTTCCCGCGCGGCCGGGTGTATATAGATGTCGGCAGCGGTAGAGCGCGGCTGTCCTTGTGAGATTGTCCCGGCGTCGGCAGTGCCGATGAATCGTTCCTTAAAGGTACGATTGTCCGGTTCTTTAATCGTTCGTTCAGGACGCGCAAACGGTACAGGCGCACCGGGTGTCAATGCTCCGCGCATCAGGCGGTCGCCTACCGGTTGTGTCGCCGCAGTCTCGGGAACCGTAAAGGATTCCTCGACAGTTGGGGCAACTTGTAAGGATTCCTTACCAGTTGGCTGCATTTCCCGCGTGAACGCGGCGGCGCGGCCGAGCACTATGTCGCGGCGCGGGCCGGATACTTCGGGTCGCTCGGTGCCAAGTAGTTCCGCCTTTTTTGCGCCCATCAGTTCAGCATAAGCGTCATCCGGCGTCGGCAGTTCTCGCAACATCGCATCCCGTGCGGGACTTGCACCCCTCGAACCAGCGGATGTCGTACCCCGTGTCATTGCCGCCAAAAGTTCAGCGTTCGGCATTACCGGCCTTTCAGGTAGGTATATCGGGTCAGCACATCATTCAATGAGAAGTCTTCTCCAAGTTCGTCCTTAACTATCTTTTCTGCGGCTTGAGGCCCACCGCCACGTTGCGCTACCGTCGCCCGCTGAATAAGTTCTCCGAGTCCCGTCAGATCGCGGACGAATAGATTGAAGTCTGTATAGCCGATCCTCTCCGCACGATCCGCCAGTTTCAGTGTATCACCAGCGGCGGTTATTGTTTTATTTCGCGCTATGGCTTCTTCCGATGTCGGTTTCGGCTTTGGCGCCGAACCTGTTTGGGGCGGTTCCAGTGCCAAATGTTCTTTAGCAATACGGGTCGTCATACGGTCGCGTACTGCGGCTGGTGTTTCGGTCTTTGATTCCGCAGTAGGTTTCTTCACCGCCTGGTATCTATTGAGCCAGTCCGTTTCTTCGGGCGTCGCCGTCTGATCGGCTACTCGACCTTGAATGTACCGTGCCTTGTCTTCCGGGGTTTGGTCTTTGTTGAGATACCCTTTGTTCTTTAGGAGTGTCATTTGCTGAAGGTTCGCGGTTTTATTGAGATAAGCGTTCCACGCATCTACCTCTATCTGGTTAAGTTGCTGAGAGGGCGTCAGCGCAGTCGGCGGTTTCGCCGCTACTTCATCGTATGCCTGTAGCAGCGACTTCGTCCGAGCCGCATCTTCCGGTTTGCCGAGTACAGATTCCTGCGCGTATGCTGTTGCCAGACTGTCGGCATAGTCCCTACCGCGCAAGGGCAATGACGGCGTTTTGACGTTTTCAGCCGCCTGTTTCTTCCGCTGCACCGCGCCTGGGTCGCCCATCTTGAACAGATAGTCCTCGTAGGCGTTCAGGTCTTGCGGTGATGGTGACTTACTCCGTTGTGTTCGTTCAAGTTCGTCAATGGAATTAAGCAGATTCCTTTGGATGGCGGCGAAGTCGGGTCGGTTCATCTCCGCGCCTCCCGCCCGAAGGCATCGCGCAAATATCTGCTCATGCCTTCCGGTTCCCATCCGATGGAATTGCCCATATCCATATAATCGCGGTACGACAATGCTCCGCCGGTTAAATCGCTCACATACTTCTCCATACCGGCTTGATCCCACCCGAGCGCGTTCCCCATATCGCGGATTTTACTGGTTATCATACTATAATCGACGGGTTCCGGCCCGACGCCCCTTCCGGTATTGTAATAACTGGCATCGAAGCCAGGGACATTCCATTTCAATGAACCGGCGTCCATTGATGCAAGTGTCGGTTTACCCGCTGACTGTGGGGAAAGTCCCTGATCGTATGGCAAACTCGTCGAAAGACTGGTAGATTCCATCGGTGCGGCCAGCCCGGTATTATTGTAGTCCGGTGCCGATTCCGAAATCGGCGCAGCCACGCCGGGAGCAACCTTACCCGCCGACTGGTAATAATCCGTGCCGATGAATGGGACAAGTGACCGCGCCCGTTCATAGTCACCGGAACTTATTGCGCTCTGAATATCGCCGAACAGCGCACGTTGGCTTTGATCAGTCCTGTAGTCTGCGTATCCCTGAAGCCCCATTTGCGCCGCTTGCCCAATGCCGCCTGCAAGGTTCTGGTTGAAGTCCGCCTGCCATTGCCGCTTTATGCCACGGCTTTCGTCCTTGCCCGCAGCGAGTAGATCAGCTGCCCGCTCTTTCGACGCCTCATTCATCATCCACAGGTTCGTGCCGGTATTCGCAAGCGTCCGCTGCCGCCCGATACCGAGTTGCGCGTAGGGTTCGCCAGCCGATATGCTGTTCTCCATACCACCGCGTATCTGCGAACCACGGATAGCCGATGCCGTCGTATTCTCGATGCCGCCCATCTGCGTGTTCAGAATGGCATTGATAGCCGCCATCTTCTGCGGAGTGAGTGATCCGGTCTTCGCTACGCCAGCCAGCCGTCGCCCTTCAAACGTGTTCTCGAACAGCTTGGGCTTGTTCTTTTTGGCTTGGCTTGCGTCGTATGCCGTTTGCAGGAGGCTTATGCCCGCAGGAATGAGATACTGCCACATGATCAGCCTCCCTGCTGCGCAGCCGCAGCGAAGCGTTTGTAGGCGCTCGTGCCGATACCTTCGGCGGGACCGTACCGGCTGTTAAGCACTTGAATCTCATTGAATGCGGCTTCAAGCGCGGCATTGCGCCGTGTCAACTGCCGGTCCATCGCCCAGCATTCCGCTTCCGCCATGAGCAACACCACGTCATGCAGGCACGGATTCAGTTCGCAGGCGACACCGGCCTTGTTCACATCGTCGAAGTCGTTCTTGAGGAAGTAGAAGATGTCGGCATTAGCACCTGCCGCCGCCAGTGCGGTATCAACGGTGATGGTGAATGTCGGTGCCCCATAAGCGAAGTCATTGACAACGAAATACTTCTCCTTCGTCTGGTTGTAGACGAGAAGACCGTTGTAGTAATCGGCCGTTACCGACAGGTTTGTATCCGTGGATAGGATAGTCGCGGTACTACCACCTGACGCCGTGTAGGTGTAGTACATCGTCGCCGGTTGCCGAAGCATGAACACGTCTATCGTTCCGATGCCCGAAGTCGGCAGCACATATATCTTGTTCCCGGCGATATAGAAGTACGGGTTCAACGTCGTCGCCCGGAAGTACCGGCTTTCGTTCTTCTTGATGTCGCGCAGTCCGATCTGCGTCAGATACACGTCGGTCGTCGCATCGCGCACCTTGAGAATGCCCTGTCCGCTGCGGAGCAAGTCATAGGTGAGTGACGAAGATGTCAGCGCCGCTGTTGCGCCGTTCGTCACCGTCAGATCAACCTTCAGGTATTGCAATTCCGTCAGGTAGGCGTTGTGGACGAACTGCGGTAGTTTCTTCTGCGCGTTATTCAGCGTCTTCAGCTTGAACAAGTCCGTGAACTTGTCTTTTTCGGGGTCTTCCAGCCGGTATGCCAGCCGGTGAATCATCGTCGCGGTATCCAATTCGGCTTCTCCTTATGATGCCCGCAAACCAGCGGCGTAGCGGCGGTCGCCCACAGTACCGATACCTTCGGGTTTTTCGACGCGCTCGTTCAGGGTTTTGATCTCGCTGTATGCGTTCGACAGGGCGGCGGCACGGCGGTCTTTATCGTCGTCTACCGTCCAGCATTCGGCTTCAGCGAGGTCGAGGATGATTTCATGGAGGTCTTCGGATAGTTCGCAGCTTGCGTCTTCCTGATGCGCCGTCTCGAAGTCGTGCGTCAGGATGTAGAACTTGTCGCCATTAGTGCCGGGTGTGCCCGAACCGGGGTTATCAACAGTGAATGTTCCCGTGCCATCGGCACTGACAAAATCGTTGATTTTGTGGTATCTGGCGGTCGTGATGTTCCAAATTACCGCATCGTTGTAGTAATTTTCGGTCGTGCTGAGGTCGGCGTCGGCGCAAGTAATCGTCCATGTCGGCGTTCCAGTACCGCCAGATGCCGTATACTGCCGGTAAATCGGCAACGGGTTTCGCAGATACCAGAAGTTGATATAGGTGATGGATGTGGGAAGGGTGTATATCTTGTTCTGGAACACGAAGTACAGCGGGTTTTGGACGGTGCCGACAATAAGGGAGTTCTCGTTGCGCTTCAGGTCGTCCAATTCGACGCGGGTGAGGTAGATGTTGGTATTATAGTCCTGCACCTTCAGGATGCCTTGCCCGCCGTTAAGTACGCTGTATGTGCTCGTCAGATTAGTTGAGTCGAGCGTTGCCGTCGCCCCGGAAGACACCGCAAGGTTGCTTTGCAGCACTTCCAGTTCGGTGAGGTAGGCATGGTTGAGTAGATTAGCCAGCCGGAGTTGTGCGCTATTCAGCGCCTCCAGTTTGAACCAATCTGAGAAGTTCTTTTTGCTCGCGTCCTCCAGGCGTAAGGCCAAGAGATCGAGCATTTCCTGTCCAGTCATAGCGAGACCGTCCTTGTTAAGTTATTCAGTATAGATCGAGAGCCGATGGATTTCAGTTGCCGTCGTTGATGTGGCGGTATCCTCGATGCGAACGCGAACCTTTGTCGCTCTCTCCCTGATGCCGATTTTGACGGTCTTCACCCCGGTCGTAATGGGTAATACAGCCGGTTCATACGGTAAACTTGTGTCCGATTTATAGAGTTCGACTATCCCGGTGCCCGCCTTAATGGTAAATGTCGATTTCCCGACAAGGCCGGTGAATGTCTGCCCGTGCGTGTAATCGAAGGCGCTACCGACAGGATATGTTATTGTATATGTCGTGCCGTTGACGTATGGCGTTTCAAACACGTAGTACACGACGCCCGTTGCAATGTCTCCTGATTCGATCTGGTTATCCAGCCAAACCTTAGTCGTGATTTTTGTCGCGGACGTATAGGTAATTGCTATATACCGGACGACGACGCCGTTCACATCGTCGGTAAGCGGTATCGTCTTCGTCTCGTAGGCACAGGCAACCGCTTCGCTGGTGCCGAAAGAGTACACCTTGCGGTCGCTGGATTCGTAGACGATCAGGTTGGCATTCTCGTCAATGGCGATATTGTCCGGGCCTATCGCGCTTGTAATTTCTCGGAATGTCTGATGCGTGGTGTTGAAAGCAAACACTTAAGTAGTCCCGTCGTCCCCGTGTTGCGGCTGCCCCTGTGCGGCCGTGCCTGCGTCCTTTTCAACTTTCATTTTCTCCGCCTGTTCCTGCGCTGCCGCTTCATTCAAGAGGTCGCGCAAGGCGTTCAGGCGACTCCCCATCTCGCGCTTCTCATCTTCGGCGGCTACCGACTTGGCGCACGCTTCATTGAACATGCGCTGCGTCAGAATGATGTGCTGCTTCAGAAGTTCGCTGGTCATAGTGCCCTTTCTATTATGTCTCTGCTCTTGCGGTAAGCAACCCATTGGTAAATACCAGCGTATAGGACGTGCTGGCTTGGTCAAGCACGGTAAATGTGGCGTCAAGCCCGTCGGCATCTATGCCGTAAGTTCCCGCCGCTGTGCGCTTCATGAATCCATTAGTCGAAAAATCCCCGTCCATGACAGCGCCCGCTGCGGCAACATTGGTCGCGTCAGTCACATCAGCAGCGGCTTCGATACCGTCGAGTTTCGTATAATGTGCCGAGGACATTGAACCAGCAGCGGCCCCGGATGCGGCTCCGATAGAGATAGCGGGGGCCGTGCCGCCAGAAGATGCGATAGGGGCTGTCCCCGTGACTCCAGTCACCGTTCCGGGTTGCGCACCAGCGGCGATACCGTCAAGTTTCGTGCCGTCAGTGGCAACGTCTCGTCCGTCAACCGTACCAGCGCATGTGATGTTTCCAGATGAGTCAACGCCAAATTTTTCTGCGGTGTCCACATACCCAGCAAACAGATGCGGCGTTGTAACCCCTGCGCTATGCAGGGCAAGTATAGTCGTTCCCGCGCCGTTAGCCGAGCGCCGGACCCGAAGTGGGTTCGCCGCATCTGTTACATCATTAAGAATATCTATATAGCCATCAAGTAGTTGCGTTATTCTGGTAGCGCCAGCACCGAATAGTGCCTTTTGTAATATGAGGAAGCCGCCAATCGTGTTTCCAATAGCGATGCCTGGGCGGTTCGCGCCATCCATGAAATCATCAATGGTAATAACAGCATCACCGTCTGTATTTGTAATAGTGATGTTGTTATCCGCCCCACTGACCACGGCTCGCTGTCCGGTCGCTGCCGTCTGCACCGTCCGCCCAGTGAGCGTACCCGCCTGAATATTATCTGCCGTCAGATAATCAGCCGTAACCTTCCCGGCGGTGATGATTGACGTGCTGATTTCGTTCGCGGTTATTGACCCTGCCACAATACTCGCTGCGTCGATATTGAGGCCGCCCTGGCCTTGCAGCACAAGGAATGTTGCCTCACCCGTATTGGCATCCGCGACAGCCACCATCACTTTGCCGACACCGACAGCGGTAGTTGCTGTAGTCGTCACTTGATATGCAGTTGTTGACACCGCAATATCGAGGTATATATATGTCTTTGTTGGCATGGTAGTCGTGTTGCCAGAACCAATGCTGTATGCCGTACCGTCAGCGGATGTAAAGGTTCCGCTTGTCCATGCAATATCATTGGAGTCAATAACACTGAACACGCAGGTCTGCACCCACCTACGATCAGCAACATCCAAGTTCGCCTGGGGGATGTCCCCATTGAGATAGCCGGTGCTTATACTCGAACCTGCGTTCGCGGTAAGAATGGCCTTTACATCGAGCGTTCCCGCGCTTTTGTCATACTTCGCACCTTGGGCGCTACCATAATCACCAATAATGACATCACCAATATCCGTGCCACCGACAAGGCACTTGAACACATCCGCCGCCGCATCGTCAATGACCTGTATGCCGGTGTTCGCATCCGGGAATATCTCTACTCGCGCCCCGGACGTTGCCGACTGGTAATGCCCGCCGAGCAAATCGAGCTTCAGAGCGTCCAGCGAATCGAGGAAATGCAGCCATTCCGTATTTGTCGGATCGTGGCCCAAGCCAGCCGTGCGGATCATGTACCCGTCGCGGTCTGTCTTGAACCCAGACATGGTCAGCCAGCGGTTCTCATCGAGAAATTGCTTGAGCTCCGCCATGCTGGAAGTCGATTTAAGCCGTAAGGCCATATATCACATTCCTATTATGATGATTTCGTCTTTCTTCTGATCAACGCCGAGAATGATCGCTTCCTTCTGCGCTTGCGTCAGCGCCATATACACGTCGTTGATCGGCTCGGACAGCTTCAATAGTTCGGTCGGCGTCGTATCGGACGGCGATAGATTATTCGGAGCCAGCCGGTAGATACCGTCGTAGGAGCATACATACAGGTATCCGCGATAGACAAGGCTGCCGCGCTTGGCAATGCAGCCGATGTCGTGCTTCGTTTCCTGCTCGTACCACAGTGACGGGTCGGACGGCGCGTTCTTCTGGTTGATGATGGTGATGGACTGCTTCTTCAGGAAAACCGGATTGCCGTAGAACTCGTGGAGGCCGGTTATTGGCCCGCCAGCGCGATCCTGGATACGGCGCACGTTCCCGATAGGCGTCACGTCCGGCTGGCCCTCCTCGGAGTACGATCCCCAATCCTCATGCGCTTCGTTTGCCGTGCCGGGATCAATGACGATGTTGCCTTGCCACATACGGCTTCCGACCATTGCCGCGAACTCGCCGTTCACCTTGATACTCGAAACGCCTTCGAGCGGGTGATAGTCCTGATCGGCAAAGCCGGGGTCGAAGAAGGTATAGGCGTGCGTTGTTCCGCCGTCCGTATTGTAGTACGTGTCGGTGGCGGGCATAACTTTCCACGCATACCCACCGGCAGTCGTCAGTTCGGTCATAGTGTCCGCGAAGTGGACCGCTTTCTGATAATTCTTGTCTATCACTCTCGCGTTCGTGGTAGTGGCGTTGAGTATAACTACACCGCCGACATACTGGTTATCTGTAAGTGATGTGCTGACAATGGCGGTATTGTAACCACCATAGAAGCCGGAAGTGCCGGTTGCAACGCTTGCGAAATCCCCGCCGGTACTCTCCTGTAAGTCCCATGATTTATTCCAGTTGTCAACATCCATGTCGGCAGTCAAGAGAAACGTCGTGTGCCCGTCACCCGCACCTGGGTTGGTAATAGTGTAGTATGTCGTTGACCCGTCAATCACTTCAAAGCGGTATGAGTACCCAGCATTAAAACTATACCCCGTCGCGCCCGGTACGTAACATGCCTTGTCGCCTGAATAGCCACCAGTCGTCGCGCCCGGAATATCAGCGGCGGGCCGGAGCAGATTGATCGTGTGGATATGCCGGTATCCCGTGAGGATGTCGTTCGTATCAACTTTTTGCGTTCGGTAAACCTTTATCCCGGTCACACGCTTATTGAACGTCGATTCCGAAATACCAGAGATCGTCAGGCACGGCCATTTTGCGGCTGCGGATACATCCCACCGGGAAACCACATAGGATATTTGACTCTCCTGTACGCCGTCGTAGATATATGAAATCTTGTAATAGAAAACATCGCCGGAGGTAAATAGGGAGTTCGTATAACTCGATAGTTCAGAGAGCGTTAAAGTCAGTGTTGGCTTGTCTATCGTGGTCGCAAAGTCATAGAATCCCGCCGTCGGGGTATAGCAAGCATCAAAGAAATCGCGGTCTATATATCCTACCCAGATGCCTTTCGCTTCACTTGAACCAGTCGCGTACCCGACATTACCAGGCAGTACGCGGAGTTCCTGCGCGTACTGAATAATCGGATTCTCGTCAACTGCGCCGGAAGTGCTCTTGTGGTAATAAGTACCGAATGACGTGTTTGCAGTGAGGGTGTTGATGTTTACCCATGCCGTATCAGCCGCCGCGCCGGTATTCGCCATGATGGTTACGACTTTGGTGCTCGTGTCCACATAGACGAGTATGTATAATTTGTCTTGCGCCAGCGCATCGTGTAGGTAGGTTGTGAATCCGCGCACGATGTCATCCGTGAGCGCGCCGACCGCCGTTGTCTGTTTCGCGCCAATGCCGAACGTCTTTTCAAGGCGGCTCTGATTGAGCGACGGCCGGAGATTGACCAGATCGGTCGCCATCTCAATAGGCAAATCTTCCCAGTCGGCATTCGTGTAGACACCGTGGAACGTGCGAATGTCGGTTACATTGACGTTGCTACCGCCCTGAATAGCGGGGGCTATAAGGTTACGAGTAGAGGAATCGCCGCCGGGAAACATGATTTCCGTATCGGACTTGTACTGCGACTGCGGGCGCGATGGAGCGTTGGGATGAAGTAAGGCAAATTTATCGACGGGGGTTCCTATTCCCCCATCCCCCGGTCCGGGTGTAGGCCAACCAGGTTCTACTTCACCCTCGCTGCCGCTGCCGGTATCACCAAGACGGGGAGGAGGATACGCCTCAGTAATATCCCCGCCAAGAGCGCCAGATTGCCCCGTTAAACCGGCTCCTAAAGCCCCGACCACTGCGCCGACAGGCCCGCCGGTTAATCCACCAATTATGGCATCAATAACCATATTTGGATCAATATTGCCGCCGCTGACAATATTAGGGACCACAACGGTTGCATCACCGCCCATTGAACCAGGATCGCGGATAGTGATGTCGTTCATTGGTTGTCCGGTGCCGACGGAATCAGGAGGCGAAGCCGTATGCCCTGTTATATCATAATATTTTACTTCTTCCCATCTATTCCTGCTGGGGTTCCATTGATAGTTTCCGCTATCCTCAGCTCGAAGTATCTGAAGCGGGTCCATTCGCCACGGCTGAAAGGCGGTTCCTCCTCGCGCACGCGAATCCCTTACAGTATATCCGAAATATCTTTCCATGCCCGGCGTGATACTCCACCCCGTGCCTTGCCATGTCAATAATTGTCGCCGCTCATATTCGCGCGTATCCGCCATTGATAAATTGCGATACGGGACAGTATTACGCATATTCGCCGACTGCGCTTCCTGCGACGTCTGCGTTCTTGCCTCATCTTCAGGGGTCCACCGGGGTATAGCCATTACCGCCCCCCGATATTCGTCAGCAAGTCAGGGCGATAGGACACGCCAGCCGTGCGGCTAAGCGGATAATCGGCGGCGTGTTCCAGATCAACCTTCGTATTGATAACCTGCACCATGTCGTAGGCGCGTTTCACCTTGAACGTAGCGAGTGCATCAGCACCATTGAGCGCATGGCCGAAGTGCATGGCGTATTCGAGAATGGCATCCTGAAGGTCGTCTTCGAGTTCGCAACTGACGGTCACGGTGCCGTTGCCAGTTTCCGTGTAGGAGGCTGTTGCTGTGGCAGTAAACGTTTGCCCGTCATATTTATTAAAACCGCCATAGGTGAGATAGTAGGTCGTGCCGTTGATATACGGGAATTCACACACAGTATATGTTCTGCCGTTGACAAGGTAGCCAGATGCGACATCCTCCGCCATGTCGAGCGGTTCGCGCATGTAGTACACGTCTATACTGGCAATCGTCGTCGGGTAGACGTAGATGGACGACCCGCGCATCATGTACGCCGGTTTGGTGGTGGCAAAGGTATGCCCGTCGCTTATCAACTGCCGGTACTGCGCGAAGTCGATAGGGTCGAGGAATATGCCACTGGCATCGGCACTCTTGACGCCCATGATTCCCAAGTGCTTGCGAAACACGGTGTACGTCAACCCGCTCGTGGCGAACGCGCCGGTTGTGATCGCCTTCCCGGTATCCACGGTATGCAGACTGACGACGTACTGCGAGTTCACCAGCCCGAGAATGTGATCCTGCGCCCGGTTCAACCACGATACCTTGAGCCGGTTCGGGTAATCATTCCCGTCTATGTCCTTGATTTCGATGTCGATCAGATCGAACATCTCATTCAGTGTATATGCCATTTCAGTAATACCCCGAAAGGTCAGGAATCATTTGAATGCTCTTGATTTCAGTATCGAATATTTCGGCTTCGGCAAGCGTCTGTGCCGCCGTCTCGCGGATCATCTGCAACTGGCGGGTATTAATGGGCCGGTATACCTTGGGGTTCTGCATATAGAGCGTCATGTACTCCGGGGCCAGTTCGACCGCAAGGTTATACTTCAGCGCCCGCAGCCATTCGACCGGGAATTGCGCATTGTTCGCCGCAGCGTCGAAATCGTCAATCGGTATCTTGACCGTCATGTGGATGCGGTTTTCAACCGAATTATTCACCGGCCACAGGTAGACTTTCCCGGTCGTCAGGAGCGGATCGTAGTAGAGTTGGTTCGGCTTTCCGGCACTGTCCTTGTCAGCAATGGCAAGGTAGTCAGCCCGCGTCACTATCTGTATCGGCGTATCGTCGTCGTTGGCATCGCGCACCCGTGCCTCGATAATGTCCAGCGGCCTGTCCATCTTCGACGTGTAGTTGTAAACTACCGCGCCTGAATCCACGTCGTCCGTCAGCACAGCGGCAAGCGTCACCACGTTTGAGGATGGTGTCCCGGAGATCGTCGTCCATTGCATTGTCCCGTCTTCCAGTTCGATACCGATGGCATCGCTTGCGGTCATATTATCATCGGTTGTGACGGTGATTGTTGAAGCCCCTGAAGAAGCCGCAGCGGATGTCGTTGTGATATATGAGACGTATGCCGCCCGGTCGCCGCTGGTTGACAGCGAATAGGACTCCGATGTCGTATCCAGGTGCAGGGTCGCAAACGAGTTCAGCCATAGCCCAATATCCCGATTCTGCCATGACTTCACCATCATATTCAGGGCTTGAGACGCCGCCGTGTATTCGAGGACACTTGGTGTCTGCCGGAAATCAAGCTGGCCGAGCAGTCGCAATGCCCCTGCAATCAGTTCGTCACGGGAAACGGTAAAGTCTTTCGAGCCGCTTGTTGCCATTTCCTACTCCTCACAGGTCGTCAACCGTCACATCGCCGTATTCAAGGTATACCGTCACCGGGGGCCGTGGATCGGTTACAGCCACATGGTCGGGCTTCACCCGCAACTTCTCCTGCGGATGCCGCGTCTCATAGCAGGTGTCGGCGCACACGATCAGGCCGTTATAGTTCTTCCGGGTATCGCTCCGCCACCGCTTGCGGCTGCACATTTGGCAGATTACATAGTAATCGTGTTTATGACGCATTACCTGTACTCGCCCTGCGTAATCGTGAGGTACACGGTATCGCTTGCGCTCGTCCAGTTGGTAATCGCCAGACGGCAAGCGGTGATAGAACCCTCAGTCACGTTGTCGGCATTACCCGTCTGCGCCGACAGGTCGGTGAACCATGTGATGCTGTCCTCGGGAAGTGATATGCCGAGAACATCGCGGGTCGTGTACTCGAACGCCCATGTCAGGCCCGCGCTGGCGGATAATTCCACCTGGTAGGTTGTTGACGGCGCACGATAACTCACTGCGTAAATGGCGGTATCGGCCTGGTTGGTTGATCCTACCTCGACATTGGTGCCTACAGCCGCGTCTGCGGCCACCTGCGTCACGGTCTTGAAGTTCTTTGTCCCATTGACGGTCGTCGCGTTCACGCCGGTAATCGTCTCGGTGATCGAATTGCCGTATCTGTCTGTGCCGTAGACGGTGAATGTTACAGTATTAATGTCACCCGCGCAGTAGATGCCGATATGACGCGGAACATCGAGCGTTGCCACGCCGCCGGTTGCCAGCGCCCCGGTGATAGTCAGATTCGCGGCTTCGGCTGTTTGCTGCGCGGTACTGATGCCGTTCCGGTCGAGTACGGCCATTGTGAAGGTCTTCGTTTTGTGCATTCAGGATTCTCCAGTCAGAGCGTTGCTCTTAGTTGATATGCCCATTCCCCGTTATCGTTCCGTTCGGGCCACGCGGCTATTTCCCCGATGTGCCCGATCCATGTTTCCGTGTCCATGTATATGTCGTACCCGGCTTCCCGGATTTTATCGCAAAACTCAAGGTCGAATGAAAGATTCTCTGCCGACCGTGGATGATTGTTCGTATACCACGGTTCCGGGATTTTCTCGAATACTTCGCGCCGCATCAGCATCCCGGATGTGCCGACACAACGGTTTCCTATATTCACCAGCCCCGTCCAGCCCTGCATGTCCGCCCATTCAATCTGCCGAAGTCCAGCATCCATCGGGTTGTGAAGTGTAGGGCCGTAAGGCGTCGTTCGCCGAACATTCACCGGGCAAACGACCGGAACCTCATGAGCCAAGAGATTCTTCAGTACATCCGGCTCGAACACATGGTCGTTGTCTATAAGCCATACCCACTCGAAATCGTTTGCCAGCATCATGCGTATCATCTGATTGTAGTTATGGGCGATGTTGTTGCCGATGCCCCACGACAGAACGCTGCCGCCGGGCTTCTGCAAAGCGTGAAGGGCCATCTCGAACGCCACGTACCGGGCCAGTTCCATTGACGCGACGCCGATAATGCCCTTGCTCACAGGCCCATTCCTCCGAAAACTGCGACGACATCCACTGTATTGCTTACCATGCTGGTTAGCGCCTTGCCCCGTGCTTTCCAGTCATAGCGGTATGTGAAATCGTTTAGCACTTCGTATCCATACAAATCGGGGTTGTTCGTGTCGTGCGCGATAATGACCGGCACATGCGCCAGCTGCCGTATAGACTCCCCGCGCTGTTCCGCTATGCCGTGATCGACAAACGCCAGTCCCCATTCGCGGTCGTACTCCGGTAGATTCCTGTAATCATCCACCAGAACAAACTCATGCCAGTCCTTGATGTAGTGCGGCGTGAATTGACCGAACCACGGTTTGTTTGATTCCACCGTGAGCAATGTTCTTCCGGTGCTTCCGCACAGCCCATGTAGCATGAGTGTGCTACCATATCCAGCCCCCAATTCGATAACCGGGCCGGTTGTCCGGTTGAACGCCGCCGCAAGCAACGCGACATGGGAAAAGTAGTTCGTATCCACTATACCTCTTCCCCTTCAGCATCAATCTTCTTCTGAATCTTTTTAACCCGACGAAGTGTTTCCTTACACACTGATAGTATTTCCGCCAATGATACTTCAGTTTCCAAAACACCTTTATTGACATACCCATCCCCGCTGCAATTAGAGCAGTCAATGATTATATCAACAACATCGCCATTAGCATCAACATCACTACATAATATCCTTTTACCGCTTCCACCACAATAAAAGCACTTGTCGTTTATGGCATATTGTTCGCTCATATTCTTGCCATTCGTTAAATGGATGCTGAGGCCGCCGTTAAGAGACGGCCCCAGCAGGTTAAAATTACGAAGCCACGATGCCAAGGCCACCAGTCGCATGGCCCGCACCGTGAGTGACGTACACCTTGTCGTTCCCGGTAACGGAATCCCACAGCGCCCAACCAATCATGCCGCAGTTCTGGAACAGCAAACCGCAGTTGTTGGGAGCCGCTCCTGTCGCAAGCAGCACTGAGGTAAGGGCTGTAACCGCACCCGGATTCCAGTTGGTGAAGGTGCAATCCTTGAAAATGATCCAGCCATTCAGGGCGGAGGCGGTGTAGAGGCCGATAGCGCCCTTCCCGGCAGTCGCGGAGTACGAAAGCACTTCGCAACCCGTGAACTTGTTCTTGCTCTGCGCAGCGCTCAGAACGATGTTCGCGTTGGCTGCGGCACGGATGATCGTATTCGTGCCAAACAAGCAGTCAACAAACTCGTTCTCAGACGATGCCAGGTTGAGGTCATGGCAACCGAGACTTGACCCCGCCGAAAGCGCAACCGCTCCCGGAGTAGCGTGTCCACCACCGTGAATATGGCAGCCGACAAATTTATTCCGGTTGCCTGTCACCTTGAGACATCCGAGCGCGGTGTTCGCATCGCCATAGTTGGCGATATTGAGGTTCACAAACAGATTGTTCGCACCCTGAACGTCAATCAGGTACGCGAGGTCAGCGGTAGCACTCGCGGAAATTCTCGCGCGGCCCTCATAGATTGACCCGGACGAAAGACCGACAGTGGTAATGCCGTTCTTGGACCAGTCTATAACCGCAGTGAGAGCGGAACTGGTAGCCGCTGCCGTGCTGCCGTAAGACACATGCGCGATGCCGTCGCCAGCACCATCCGTGCATTTTCCATACGCCGTAGTAATATCGGCCAGCGGTTTGTCCATCGACTTGCCGGAATTGCCGTTCGAGCCGATGCCCGGCACGACAAAGTAATACTGCCCGCGAATTGCGGGAAGCGTCCCATACACCGGAATACCGCCGCTGTACACAGGACCGCTATAATGTGTTCCACCCATCTTCAGCCACCCATCGTTTTGGGCAGTAGCGGGGCGGGTTAGACCCCGCTACCAGCCGTTGTTAAGTTACTGCTGTTAAACTACTTGCTTCAGCCACCAGGCGACGCGAAGATACCCTTGGGATCGGCGTAGCCGAAGGTATAGCGCCCGACACCCTTGAAGCAGAAGTTATCGGTGTCGAACTCCTTGTCCTTCGCCAGGCCGTCTTTCCGGCGCTCCTGATAAATCATGCCGTTCGCACAGTCGGTGATGAGGAACCACGCATCGGAGTCAGTCAGTTGGTTGTTGACGTGATACCCGCCGGGGATGATACCAATGGAGCGAATCGCATTGATGTCATTGTCGGCACTGTCAACACGGCCCGGAGTCTTGAGCAACCGTTCGGCGTTGAACCGGTCGTTGCCGTGGATGATGAGGCGCACCGGCTTGATGCCGATAGGCAGCCCACGGTCGTCAGTCCAAGCGTCGATGTCGATGCACGCCTGTTCGAGCGCGTACTCATTGAGATCGGACGCGGTGGTCAGTTCGTTCTTGTACGTTCCGCCGCCACGATTGATGTGGAGGAGCGAACAGAGTTCGAGGCCGTCAGCGCCGAGATAGGACGTACTGAACGCCCGGTTGAGCACGTTAGCGCCGACCTGTTCCTTCGTCTTCCGAAGTGAACGGGCAAGCGATTTCGCGCCCTCGGTTGCAATCTTGATGCCCTGCCCATCGTCAACGGCTTCCTCGGTGACTTTGATACCGAGGCCATACTTGACGTTGGTGAGGCGAGAGACGAATCCCTGCGCCATTGTGTCGTAAGACACCGCTTCGCCTTCAGCAATGACAGGCGCAAGGCCGGTGCCGCTCATGGAGACATATTCCTCGTATGCCAACGTGGAAGTCTCCTTGGTGAAAATCTTGTCCCACTGGACCTCGTGGTCTTTGTAGGACAGGCCAAAATACAGTTTGACCCCAGGCCAAACAGCTTTGGCAAATGCAGAGGTTGTGATGAGACCCATGTGAAACCCTCCTGATTGTTGTCGTGTGGATTAGCACACGGATCGGTTAGACACCAGTTGTCCCGGTTTCAGTGACAAGCTGCTTGTCAAGAACAACGACGAGCACCTTGTTATTCGTGGTGTTGATCTCGTTGTCGGCGCGATCAGGAAGGCCAATGATCTTTAATTGATAGGTATTGGTCGTCGCTTCGGTCGCATTGACCTCGAACCCTGAAGTACCGGCAGTGCGGGAACCGGACTGCGTGAGGACGATATTGGCGTTCATGCCAATCTCGGTCACGTCAACCGCCGCATTCGCCTGAGCCTCGTAAACCGCGTTCGGATCAATACAGACGAACACGGTGGCGGCATCGGCACCATCAACCCACGTTCCTCGATCCAGATGCGTCGGCTGCGTCTTGATGCCAACGACAACGCCGAGAATCGGGTTGCCGTCACCGGCAGTTGAGACGGTCACGCCGGTATTCCCGGTCGCGGAGTCACCCGTGCCGGAGAACGCAACCGGATCGCCAACGAACATATCGTTGGTCACGGTCGTCCCGGCCGATTTGTAGCACGGGATAACCAACCGGCAATCGTACTTGACCGGCCTGAATCCTGTAATCTGGTCGGTATTTGCCATAGAAATTTATCCTTGCGTTAAGTCTTTACGGTCGTTTCACCGTAACTGTTCGGCATTGATGTGCCGCGCAGTATCGGCTCTTCGGCGCGTTTGATGCGGTCGGTTTTCGCCTGCTGGTCTTCCTCATACCACTCTTTTGGTTTCGCCATGAGGTATGCCCGCTCTCCGTTCGAGTTCACGATCCGCGATACGAGTGCGCTGTCCGCGCCGGACTCAAGTGCGCTCGTCCATCCTGGGTCGCGCTCCATGCCCTCGGGAGCTTCGACCAGTTGCCATCCTGCGGCTTCATATTCTTTGACTCGCTGCCCTGTGCCGTTGGTATCGTTCACGAAACGCAGTGTGAGGTTATGCGCCTCTGCCATCTCCTTCGCCCACAGCGGCGCGTCTAACTTGGTCGTGCCGTGCATAGCTCTGCGGTGGCGGTTGCGTTCCGGGTCGCGCCAGCGGTCTGCTGTCTGGCGGGTACGGGGTGCGGGTTCCGGCGGCTTCTGTGCGCCGGTCGTCTCGGGTGCCGTTTCCTGTGTCGGCTGGTCCTGCTGGTCTATGGATTCCACGATCTGCTCCTGTGTGGGTTCAATCGGCTTCTCAGCCGGGGTTCGCCTTCTCGTAACGGTGCGCTTCCGTGTTTTCGTTGCCATCTTGGTTTATCCTTCCTTGTCGATTGAGTCGAGGTAATCCTGCTTCGTCTTGAAAATCCCGAGATCGCGGAATTTCTTGAATGCCTGCTGTTCGACGACACTCATCTCATGCGCCTCGCGCCGGTGTTTTCCCGACTGGCGGGCGGGACTATGACTTGCGTCGATCACATCCGCTGTGCGCTTCTGCGGCTTCACTGGTGCCGGGTTAAGGATCGCATCCATCCGCTCAGTGATCTTTTCGAGCACCTTGGTATTCGGCCAATCGGGATGCGACGCCCTGATACTCGCGTCTATACCGTGAGCGGTGAGCCGGTTGTCCTCGCTTGCGTCGTACCATTTGTTCACGTCCCGCCATGCGTCGAACTCATCGAGCATTTCCTTGGTAAACTTCGGCCGCTCGGTTGCCTGTTCCGCTGGTTTTTTAACATCTTCAGCGGTCGGAATCTGTGCGTTCAGCCGCGCGATTTCATCGTTTATTGCCTTAAACCGCTCCTTATCAACGGCCTCGAACGCCTCATCCGCGTCGGCTTCGAGCGCCTTGATCTGTGCTTTCAGTTCCGATGTGGAGCGTTCGTCGAAGCGCCGGATCAGGCCGTCGATCTTGCGGTCGCGCTCGCGCACTTCATCGCGGAGCAGACCAACGGTATCCTTGAGCGTTTCAGTGATATTCCATTGTTTTTCCACGAACTCTTTTGCGTCAAGCGGACCGGATTCCCGGAATCCCCACTTATGCGCTATTTCAAGCAGATCGTCGGAATATGTCTTCGCGGCGGATTCCTCTACATCCGCTTGTACCTCTGTATCGGTATCGCCCGTGTCGGATGATTCATCTTCAGAATCGGATGATTCGTCGGATGATTCCTCCTTATCGGGCAAAGTAGTATCGTCTTTAATCACGCTTTCATGCGTGTCATCGCCGGATGCGGCTGCGAGGTCGTCGGCGTTGTATGTTTCGTGTATGCCTTCGTCCTCGTCGTCATCAACGGCGGTTGCGTTTTTATCGTCCACCTGGGTCGTCATTCCTCATCCTCCACCTCTATGGCTGTTACGTCCTCATCGTTGAGAACCAGATACTTGTCATTCTCGTTGTCACCGAACCACACTTCATCGCCGGTGAATTTCTTGTACCAGACCTTTGCGCCGATGGCGACATTCTGTAGCCCATAGGCTACATCCGGCCCTTTCGCCATAAGTGTCCCGCGCTTCCAGGCACGCTTCATCCGGTCGCGCAGTTCATCGGGGATAACGATTCCCCCTGAGGTTGTTTCTTTGATTTCTTCCTGCTTTATGAGAACCTTGTACCCAAGCGGCTTAATCATTGCGGTTCCTCCCCGTCGTCTTCATCTTCACCCGTTTCCACCTGCCCGTCACGGAGATCGAGATTCAATACAGCCAATGCGCCTTGCATCCAGCCGCATACCTCCGCGTATTCCATCGCCGTTCTATCCGGCGACTCCTTCCTCAGACATGCCCCGTCCGATAGTGCCTCCCGTTTCTCCTGTATTTCCTGCTCCACCCGGCGCTTCCATTCCAATGTTACCGGGTTCCCCAACCACGCTTCTACTTCCCTCCAGTGTATCTTCACCTTCCGCTCCTCCTCCCATCATCATTTCGCCCATCTTATTCAAGCGGTCTATGAGTTTGTTCATCTCGGTCGCCCGCTGGTCAAGCAGCATCTTCAATGATTCAATCGTAGTTGCGGCATCCTCCGATTCCGCCTTCGCCAGCAATAGGGTCGCGTTGGCGTTCAGTTGCCCGATTTCAGCCTTGATACGTTCCATTTCCGCCATTGTTTTCAGGCGTTCCACCTGGAACCGGGTTTCCTGAAGCGTCTGCCGCGCTTCCTTCACCGCCAGTTCACCCTTCTTGAGTTCGATTTCCGGGTCGGTCATGGCCGCAAGTTCCTCTTTCGGCCGCATGAACGACTTGGCGTCGGGAATGCTCATAGCTTCGAGCAGATTCATCTTGATCTTGCGGCTGTCAAATTCCGGGTCGTTGACGAAATCCATGAGTGTTTGCGCCCGGAGCATCGTTACCGCGTCGCTCATATTATTCGGGTCGCATTCCGGGATAACATCGCAATCGCGGTCTTCGTAATCGGCGCGGGCAACGGAGTTCGGCTCGTCAACTACCGTGAAATATTCCTCATCCGTCAGGTACAGCCGGTTAAGCCGGTGGAGTTTCTTGAATTCCTCGCGCAACGCTCTGTAGATGCGCTTGTAGACGCCAGAATAGACTTTCAGTGATTGTTCGATCAATGTGACGGTCGTCGTCGCCGGCGTGTTCGCGGGCGGCATCTCGCCAGCCAGAAGGTCGCTGTTTGAAATCATCTTCGAGGTGCTGATCATTAATTCGAGCAACTTGAATAAGACATTCGACGGTTGCGGCGTCTCGCGGGGTACGATGCTTTCGCGCAACGTTGCCCCGGTAACGCCGACCTGCTTCCACTCGCCGGGCATAAAAGAAATCACCGCGCCGAGCGCGTTTTTGCCAAGTTGCACCGCCTTACTGATGAACCCGCCACCTGTATTCTGATTCGTCCCGGCATCAAGAAGCTGGTTTATAGTGGCGTTGACAGTCTCGTTCATGTGGCCCATGAGAAGGCCGAATCCGAGGCCGTAAATGGAACCATCAAGGGAGGGTAGAAATTGCTTTACCGTCCAGTGATTCACCGCTTTGATTCGGGTAATGTGGCCCTCAGCGTTTCTTGTAATGCCGTCAGGGTCGAACCGTGCGGTAATCCGCACAACCGTCGAGGTATAGACATGAACTGTTACAATCCACGGCTCTTCATAGCCGTCTTCATCGAGGTCATACCAGCGGTGCTGCTCATAGAATAAGTGCGGTGCAGCCGAATCCTGCGCGTTTATCGCGCCGTCGTCCCCGGAAAGGCTCGTATCGGCATCGTCAAGTTCTTCGACTTCGACGCCGGTGGAGTTATCATACTCGAATTTTCGGAATGTGCCCGTGCGGATGTATGATTCAATCTCATTCGGATATAACTCGAATGGTTGTGTGATTCGCGGTGCTCGTTCAATGGATTTTACGCGGTAATTGACAATACAGTCTTCAGCATTAACGTACTCGCTGACATTAACGCCCTTCGCGTAGTCCCGGTACGTTTTCTTGAATGTCGTGCCAACTACCGGGAGAATGAGCAATTCTGCGTCGAGTTCATCTTCCCATCCAACCATCTGTTCGGTCAACTGGTAACTCATGTGCAGGCCGATTCGATTTGCGCGATCCGCCTTTTTGCCTTCCGGGTCGGGACCGATGACGCGGCCCTTGACAATACGCCCGTTGCTCATGATTGCCGGATATGCGCGGGCGTTGAACTGTATCGCCGCTTGGGTAATGAGTGGGTACTTGATGTTGGCACTATTCGGCCACGGAAAATCTTTCGCCTCTTTCGGCATACGCGCCAGTTTCAGGGCGTCGGCATAGTCTTCCTTCCACTGACTGCGTGAGTCGTCATCAATCCTGGCTTCTTCAACGACGAGCGTGCCGAGTGTCTTCAGCGTGTCATCATCAAGCCCTTCGGCGGCGTTCTC